AGCGTTATATCCAACTGCGGTATTAGAATTACCTTCGGTGTTTGCTCCCAAAGCTCCTTGTCCAATTGCAATATTATAAGAAGCTGTAGTGTTGGCATCTAAAGCTGTGTAACCAATCGCTACATTTCCTGTTCCTGTAGTGTTAGCTTTTAAGGCATTAGAGCCAAGTGCTGTATTGTTAGCACCAGTTGTGTTCGCTAACATAGCAAGATAGCCTACTGATGCATTGTTAGAAGCAGTTGTATTTGCTCCTAGTGCAGATTTACCTATTCCTGTGTTATAGTTTCCAGTTGTATTTGCGTCTAAACTATTTGCTCCTAGAGCTACATTATCAGCACCTGTAGTGTTTGCTGCTAAAGAACTAAAACCGACTGCTGTATTGCTATCTGCGGTTGTGTTAGCTTCTAATGCAGATTTACCTATTGCTGTATTTTGTGTTCCTGTAGTGTTAGCTTTTGCAGACTCGTAACCAAAAGCTGTGTTGTTATTTGCAGTTGTATTAGCTGTTAAAGAATTATAACCAAATGCAGTATTGTTGCTGCCTGTAGTATTAGCATCTAAAGTTAAAGAACCTACTGCTGTGTTTTTTGCTCCTGTTGTGTTTAAAATCATAGAAGCAACACCAACGGCTGTGTTGTAATTAGCGGTTGTGTTTGCACCTAATGCTTCACTTCCTACTGCTGTATTAGCAGCACCTGTTGAATTAGCATCCATAGCTTGATAACCTATACCAACATTTTCTGTTCCTGTGGTGTTCGCTGCTAATGCTGACTTACCTAATGCTGCTCCTCTATCTCCTGTAGTGTTTGCTCCTAATGCGGATGTACCTACAGCAGTATTGTTAGAAGCAGTAGTATTAGCATCTAATGCTGCTGTTCCAACTGCTGTATTAGAAGCACCTGTAGTGTTTGCTGCTAAAGCATTGTAACCAATCCCTGTATTACTATCTGCAGTAGTAACTTTATCTAAAGCTAATGCCCCAAGACCTGTATTATATGAACCTGTTGTTAAATCATTTAAGCTTCGAAATCCTAGGGTAGTGTTATAGTCGCCAGTAGTTAAAGCTGCAAAGACATCAACACCTACAGCTGTATTGTACTCAGCGGCATCAATAGTACCAGTCGCATTATCTCCAATCATTATGGATGATGTGCCAAAAGCTTTACTGGTTATATTATTTATAGCACCAACACTTAAACTAGCAAAAGCGTCTGTTACGGCTGCTCCACTTCCAGCACCATCTAAATAAACTGCTTTTACATCACCTGGAGGTATAGTTACGTTAGCGCCAGAGCCTTGTGAAATAACAATATTTTGAGAACCACTCGTTCCGTTTTCTATGAATTGCATCCTTTTCATAGTGTTAGGAGCAATGGTTATAGTACAGGCTGAATCTAGTGTTCCTGTATATTGAAGATACATAGCCCTACCTGGGTCAGTTGCTCCGTCTGCTACCGTAGTTGTATGAGTATCTGCGTTAGTAGTAATTGCTTCTGTGCCAAAACCAAGTGCCTCTCCAATCAGAGTCAAATTTTCGTTCGTCGTATCGCCCCAAGTTCCTGACGCATCCCCCGTGGCCATTTCGTTAAGTCTTAAATTATTTACGTATGTGCTTGCCATAATTTATATCTCCGCTTTGATTATATTACCTTTTCTTTGCATAGTTAAGCAACTTCTTCCCAGCCTGGAGTTTGCGAATCTGACACTGAACTCCAGGTTGGATCTTGTGTATCTGTTACCCCTGTCCAACTAGGATCTTGTGTATCATCTACTAATCCCCAAACAAGTAATTGATTCACACTTCCCGCTGCTTGTACGCCTGTAAGAACAACAATTCCTACTCCTGTAGCAGTTAAATTGCCGACTGTGCCTGTTCCTGCAACTCCTGTAATACTTACATTGTTTACAGTAAGGATAGTTAAGCTAGAAATCGCTCCTGTAGCAGCAACGCCTGTTGGAAACACATTAGCGTCACAGGTTACAGTTTCATCGCCTAAGGATATTGTAGAAGCAGTACCAGAAACACCTGTTAAAGCAGCTCCAGCAGTGGCTATATTACCTAATGCAGTTGTGCCTACTACTCCTGTTTCTGAAACATTTGCATCAGCTGTTGTAGTTACCGCTCCTAGTAAACCTGTGCCAGCTAATCCTGTTAAAGAGGCCTCCCCTTGACCAGAGGCAGATACGCCTCCTAATGAAGTAGTCGCAGATAAGCCTGTTACAGCTACATCACCACCAGCAGAAACAGCTACAGAGCCTAACGCAGTAGTTCCTGCTAGACCTGTTTCGGTTACAGTTGCAGCACCCGTGGCTGTAAGAGAGCCAATCGAAGCTGTGCAAGTAACACCTGTTTCTGTTACGTTTGCGTCACAAGATACTGTTTCTGTACCTAACGCAGAAGTCCCTGCAACACCTGTAAGGTTTACAGTTACATTAACTATTGCGGGCTGACCCCAGGGACCCTCGCCCCAGCCAGCTCGACCCCAACCTGCCATTTAGAGGTTACGCTATTCTTATTACTGCGTTACTTGCGTCTGCTGCTGGAAATTGAATAGTAAAGCTTCCCGCAGTTGATGTCTTATCTCCGCCAAAATCAAATACCGCAACAGCTGGATCACCCGATGCAGAGTCATTGTAGATCATACAACCTCTTGCTGTGACTGTAGCTGTTCCAAATGTAAGATCGTTAAAGTCTGTGAACGCGGTGGTTCCAGAAGATGTTGGATTGACATTTGTTAACGCTGCTCCACCTGATGTGTAGTTTGTTCCACTAGCTTGGTTAGTTGTAGTAAACGCTGTAGTAGATGCACTCATAGTTGCAGAGCTTGTGTATAACGCCAGCTTAAAAGTGTTACCACCCGAAGCTTTAAAATTATGCACACCCTCTAAAAGTTCTTTTTTAAAAGAAGTGCACATTGCTTGTGTTATAGCCATTATAGTCTCCTAATAATATTAGCTAGGTCTTTTTGACCTTGTTTCTCTAATTCATTACATATTGTACAAACGTGGTTTTTAACGGCCTCGCGCATATAATAAGTAATAATCTGTTTGCATGCTTCTTTAAAAGCATGTGCTTGTGCCCTAATGGGTGCAGGGGCAGTATCGCTAATGGAAACTAATCTATTAGTAGCCATTTCTGCAACTTCTTCTACAGTGTGCCCTCTGTTATTAGTTGTAGTAACGTTAAGATTACCAACTTCTGTTTCTGAATCAAGTGAAAACATTAATATTCCTCTGGTTCTGGTGGTAAGTCATTTCTATCTATCATTCCTATAAAAGGTTGTTCTTGTTTTATTATATCAGACCATTTACAAACACCCATCTTACCTCCATCCATGTAAGTAACAACGGGATCCTCTAGTCTGTGGTAGCCATAAAGTTTTTCTTTTGTCGGAACATTCGTTTCAAGTAGATTAGATCTAGGTGCTACGGACACTTGTATATTATTTTCCATACATTTAGCTAACCAAAACTCACAGCATGCCTTGCCTGACTCTGCAAAGTGCATGTTGGTCTTATAAGTAAAATCCACTCCAAAAACTGTTAAGTGACTTACCTTATTCCACAAGGCAAATGCTATAGCGTAAGCGACTGTATTATTAAAGTAAGCGCATCCTAGATCACCTATCAAAGGCCCTAATGGAAACTCTTCTGCAGCAGAAACACGCTCGTCTAGTTCGCATGTATATATTGGATACTCTATTTGTGGAAGATACTTTCGCATGATTTGAGTCATGCTTCCTGCATCCTCTGTATCTAAAAATCTAGACATAGGGTCTAGTATGAAAGCTCTATTTACTTCTGGAAGAACACTAACCATCGCGTTTATAGCCCACACTTCATCGAAAGCTAGGCTATGTGTCCTGGACAAATGGTAATCTATTTGACTTTGGCCCATTGCAACTAACGCAATGTTTTTACCCTCCAATTCTGGAATTGGTTTTTTGAGCATTAGGTAATAGGAATACGAACTTGGTCGTACCTATATTGACTTTGTGTACCCGCTCCCTCTGCAGTATTTTTTAATCTAGCCAAAGCGTCCTCGAACCTTTGATTGTATTGCGCTATTTCTGTTGGTTCCATTTTTAAAAATATGGCTGCCTCGGTTAAACAAGCATATAACAATGTGGTGGGGGCATTTTCTGATAGCCACGTTTGTCCGCTGTCTCCAGCTGCTGTTAATGAGGCAGGTCGGTAAAAATAATGTAGTTCAAATGTGTAGTTACCATTAGGCGTAGGTGCAAGAATAAAAGTATCACTGTCAAACTCCGCGTAATATTTTGGTCTTCCCGTAACAGGTCCTGCAGGTGTGTTAGCTTGTCCTCCCATTCCTGAATGGTTCGTACAATAATAGTGAAGAGTAGGAGCGTCCTCTGCAACTGTTATTTCAGTGTAGGCTCCTGAGCTCCCTGGTGTACCAACAGTTGTAACTCCAGTTGTGTACTCCGTTCCCCCTCCCCAAGTACCATTACCTGTTGTTGAAAACCGTAGCGGGTGATTTAAATTACTACTATCAGACTGGTCAAATCTATAAGTTTGTCCCTCGGTTAAATTAATAGTAGGACTATTAATCCCATCTAAATAGTATTTATTACCTGACCCATAAGTATTTACACCACTGGCTACTGTAACTGTATAGGTTGTCGTGCCTGATCCAGCAATCGGTTCATAGGCTCGCATAAAACTAACTTGTTTTAAATTTAAATAATGATATGTGTCCCCTTCAAGAACAGCTAAACTAAATGGAGCTAAAAAATCTGTTGGCATGCCTAAATACGGAGTGCCTGATGTAGCTTTACCTGTTACATTCTTTTTAAAGTTATCTAACCAAACACCTTTTAATATTCTCTCTTCGCCCTGTTCAATAATTGTATTAAGAGTATTTACGAACGTAGTTTCAGAACTATCTACATAATTCTGTATTGTTGTTTTTAAGCTGCTGTATGTAAATCCCGCCATTGTTAGGTGTTTATTTGACCGCCCATACCTGAGTGGTTAGCACAGTAATAATAAAGCGTAGGAGCACCTGATGCAACTTGTATCTGAGTGTAAGCCCCTGAGCTTCCTGGTGTGCCATTTGTAGTTACGCCTGTTGTATAAGCTGATCCTCCGCCATGTGTGCCATCTGATGTGGTAGATATTCTTAGCGGATGATTGCTGTTGCTACTATCAGATTGATCGAATCTGTATGTTTCTCCTTCGGTAAAGTTTAATGTTGCTGCTCTAGATCCATCTATATAAAAATAATTTGATCCAAGATAACTAGCAACTGTAACTGTATAACTCGTGACGGAAGAAGCTCCTGTTACTGTTAAAGATCCGACACTTCCTGTGCCAGCTAACCCTGTTAACGAAACAGTCGCATTTGGAGATTCCGCATTTACTGTTAATGCTCCTATGCCCGTATCACCTCTAACATAAGTAAGCACTGCAGTAGAGCTTGGAAGAGAGGATATACCTTCTGCAGTAACTTCGTCTCCTCCTCCTGTGATATTTCCAGTTGTAGCTGTTCCTGTAGATGTAAAGTTATACTCATTATTGTCTACTACAGTTATTGAATAACCGTCACTTGCTTCTAACACAGTAGTGGAAACACCATCTACAGCTTCTGTGTTCCTGAATCTTACTGTGTCTCCAGTAGCTCTGCCGTGTTTAAACTCTGTAACTGATATAACTGCACTGGCTCCTGCGCTACCTGTTCTGAATGGATTCAATGGCAATAAAGTTTGTTCTGGACCTACGGTGCACTCTATGCCACCGCCTCTAGTTGTTGATGTTGCTGTGTTTGACGAAGCCACAAAAGTATATGTATTGTTGTAGTAATTAAGAAGGTCGGTTGTAGGATTTTCTGTAACCGTTATAGAGTACCCATTAGGATCTTCAATAATAGCACTCGTAAAACCGCCGAAATTTGTTACATTTCTAAACCTGACTGTATCTCCCGTGCTTCTACCATGATTATCTTCAAACACAGTTATTTCTGCACTGCCTTGGGTAGTTAAAAAAGGATCATTAGTAAGAAGAACCTCAGAAGCAGGCTCTGTTCTATCAGGTCTTGGGTTTAATAAAGCTTCGGGATCAGCTCCAACAGGAGGAGCCTCTAGTTGTGGTTGTTTTGGATCAAAGCACTCAGGGCATGTTTTAAATCCATCCCATTGTTCTTGTAATTGGTGTAAACGATATCTCTGTCCGCATGTATCGCAGATTCCGTAAGCTCGTTTACCTGATGCAAAGGCCATATCATATTACTAATCTTGGAGGTAAAAACTTAGAACTTACTGAGTCTATGTCCTCACTGGCTGCTCTGTCCCACTCTTCATCATACACAGATTTTAAAAGTTGTATTCTGTCGGGAGCCCTTTTCATTGCAATGTAGTATGCAAGACCTGCTGTTAAACAAGGCAGAAATCTAAATGTTACTTCCATCGTGTTTGTATAGTCTCCTGCATCTTGAAGTCTAGTTAGTGCATAAAATTTAATTACGTCCGTAGAATTTTCTGGAGTGGGGTATAAATAAACTTTTGGTGTTATGTGTCTTTCTAAAAAGAATTGAGTGGGCTTTGCCTGATCCGTTTTGTTAGGGGTATAAAGGTAATCAGACCTACTCAATCTAGACATTTGAAAATCAGTATTATCACGAGTAATAACAGCAGATGTTATATCTATAATATCTGTGCCTAAACTGTATTCATCAGTGCCTTTTGTAACAGTAAAACTGTTTTCTGTTATAAGCCACTGATTAAGACCTCTGTTGGCCCACTCAGCAATCATTATATTTAGTGATCGTCTTGCTGTTTCTAAGTCATAGCCTGTGCGAAGTTCTAGACCGCACCTTTCGTAAGCCTCTTCTATAATTTCATCGACACTGAGGTCAAATGAAGTTGTCTCGGATGTCGCCATTATTTTTTCTTTTTAGCATTCTTAATAGAGCGTTCTATTTGAGCTGCCTGTTTAGCATGCAGCCTAGACGCACCTTTTAATTCTTTTATAAGTTTTCTTTTTTGTGCAACTGTTAAATCAGCCATTAGTCTTCCTCCTCTGCATATAGGTTATCAAATATTCTGTTAACATCCAACGTATAATCAAGATCAGATTTAGAATAGTGTATGTGAGCCGATGGTCTAAAATCAGGTGCTCCTTGACCTGTTTCAAACCAGGCTGGGTGTGTAACTCTTACTCTGTTATTTGGCAAAGCTACGATATTGCCCGTCCATTCTCCAGCGTCTAAAAGTTCTAATACATGACTTTGTTTGTGCTGAGCAGGATCATCTGCAATTTCGTTTTCTGCGTAGTCCACTGTAAACAAGTATTTTGCAGGATACATTTCTCCTCCTATTTTTGCCAACCAGGGACATGGAGTCGCTCTATCTATTACATACACTGCATGATTATGAGAAGAACAGTCCCAAGGCTGAGCATCATGCACTGCCATTGGTTCTGGCCATTCCTCAAATGGTGTGTCGCCAACGAGAGCAGTTATAGGCATTCTTGCCCACATTGCTCCCCCGTACACGTTCTCCATTCCTTGCTCTTCTTGCTCTTCTGAAAGAACGCCTGTAAATATAACTTGGAAACTAAGACATCTACAGGGCATGGTGGTCACGCCCACTACCATGGCGTGTAAAAATTCGCCATGGTATTTCTCGTGGTTGTGAGTGTATTCGCGTCTAACCCAACACTTAAAGTGCGGTATATTACTATGTAAATAAGCCACTATCTATCGTGCCTTATCCTTTTCCGCCTTTTCTCATGCCTTTGGATTTCATGCCAACTTTACCGCCAGCTTTCATTCCTTTAGTTCTTACTGCTCCAGAAACTCTGCCACCAAGTCTATAGCCTTTGCTTCTCATAGCACCAGCTACTTTACCGCCTTCTCTATAGCCCTTAGTTTTGACAACGCCACCTTTTTTCATGCCCTTAGTTTTCATAAGACCTCCAGCTCTCATGCCTTTAGTCTTCATCATACCGCCAGCTCTCATGCCTTTAGTCTTTCCACCTTGAGCGTAACCTTTAGTTTTCTTAAACATATCTACCTCTTAATTGTAATATGCAACAAAAAAGTCACAATTAGTTAAAGCTACAAACGCTCCTTCTGTGAAACGACAGCCCAAACCTGGTATGTAGTGATCGAAATATTCGTTCGCTGCAGCACCAAACTTAAACTGAGCTATTATCCTAGTGCCACTTGCGCTAGAACCATCATAAATAATGATTTGTGCGTCAGCGTCGCTAGATTGAGCTTGCACGGATTGTATTCTTATTGAGCCTAAATTAGTAGCAGTTCCAGCTCCTGATGCTCCAATAAAACCTTGAAGCCTTCCTGAGCTAGTTAAAGGAACGGATGCTTTTACATCTGAACTCATATTAGTCTCCTATTAAGCGTCAGCAAATGGTGTAACTATAGTTCCTGAACCTAAAATGATTCCTTCAACAGCATACTTCGCAGAAGCTATTGCAGTTACTTTTACGATACTACCAGCTAGTCCACCTTTAGTTGATCCATTCATAGTGATTACATCATTAGATGCACCTGAGATAAATACTTTACCTGAGGCATCATCTTTACCTGTATATAAACCACCAACAAACTTATCTGTTCCATCTGTCAGTATGTCCATATCTGTAGCTGCAGTTTCTACCACAAAGAAGAAACTAGCTCCTAGATTGTTAAGTTGACTTGGATCAGTAGGATCAGAAGGTGTAGTTGTAACTATACTGGGTAGTGTGAACTTACCATCAGCATCGTTAGTGGTTAATACCTTACCAGCGTGTGCTGCTACTGTAAGTGAAGTGTCAGCTGTTAAGCTAACAACAGACGTGCTTCCTGCTGTTATAAATCCAGCCAAAGATCTGACTGGTCCTGAAAATGTTGATTTAGCCATATTTTTCTCCTAACTAAATGTGTTACACCATCTTGGAGTAAGTCTGCCGAGCCAGTTGGTATAACAAATTATCTCGGTATGAGATTATCGTATCAGAAAAAAATAGAGTTGTGTAAAAAAGATAAGGTTGCTGGGTTGAGTAAGAAACCCCCAGCAGGGTTCCATTGAACTAGTCTAGTGTTATGCTCCTGGGCTACCGAAGACGCAACGTGGATCCGAGAATCCAAAGCTGTATCTTTCTCTAGCTTTGTACCTAACATTACCCGTATCGAAATCAGCTTCCATTGAAGTTCTGATTGGTGAACGATTAAACATTTTGAAACCGTTCGGTGCATCAGTCTTAATGAAAAAGGCATCGGTGTCAGTCAAGTAATGATTAACTGTATAACCCTCAGGGATCATACCCATGTTTCTCATGGCGTTAATATCATTATCAGACGTAGAAACTCTGCCTGGAGATTCCAATATCCTATCAGCTACGAATTGTAGTTCTTTAGGAATGATTAATTTCGTTCCTTGTAGAGCTACTTTCAAACCACGTTCGTCAGTGAAGGCTGCAATATCGATCAATGCTTGCTCAAGTGAAGTTTCACTTAGGTCAGCAGATGTTGAAAGCTCATTGCTCAAGTTAGGACCACCTACAGTTGGGTGATCTGTTGCGCAAAGTTCTTTACCATCGCCACCAGGGAAGCTTGAATTGAAAGCATTATTCAATACAGCTGCAGCTTTAACTTGCTTAGTGTTTGACATACTTCTTGCAAGCGCACGGGTATATCTGGCCGATAATCGGTCATATAAATTATCCTCTACCGCTTCTTCTGTGATGCTAAACGCTAAAGCTATGGTTTCGTGGGTATAACGTGACGTGAATGCCTCTTGGGCTGAATCAAACGCTACGCCTGCTCCTTCTGATTTAACGGGTGCTTGGTCAAAGCCTGTTAGCATTACTTCTTCTTCAAAAGCACGATCAGAATTTTCAACGTCAAAAATTTCTTCATGTTCGTTTTCATATCTGTCGTACTCAAGACCGAATAATGCGTTTAAGCCTGGAAGTAACTCTTTGACTAATTGTCCTCTAGAAATTGCCATTTAATTTACTCCTATGTTCCAGCTACAGGACCTCTATAAGCATGTTCATTAATGAGAACAACTAAGTTCGCATTATTGCTTGAAAGGTCTCCGTTATTATCGTCTTGAACTACGCCCACAACTTTAAGCTGAAGTGCTTGGGTTGTTGCTAGTGTACTAGAGTCGAGCTCGCGAGTAGCAATACCAGTTGTTGTACTTCCACCAATACCATCAGTATCAGCATTTCTGCCAACAGCTGCGATAGTTGAAGCTCCATCAGCTTGAACAACAAACAATTGGTTTGGATCGTCATAGATATATACTTCTATATCTCCCCCGCCAAGTGCCGTTGTAGATGCTTCATAGAAATTCTTAAAGGTAGGAGTTCCGTCAGTAGCTGTAAAAAACACATGGGATAAAACACCTACGTTATTAGCAGTGCTAGCTGCTGATCTTTCGATGTATCCTCCATTGAATATAGTTAAGTCACCTTGGAAGATGCTTGTACCGTATCCTGATGGATTAATGTTGTATTTATTAGCTTCTTGAACGGCTGAACCGACATTGAGTCCTTTGTAAGGTCTTAGACCAAAGGCTTTATCTACATTTGCCATATTCTTTCTCTAATTTACAAGAATTAATATAAAGAACTCTTAGTTGTTTGACGAACCTTGAGTTCCACCAATCGTTACGCGCGACTGTCTTTCTGGTCTGCTTATAGACATACTTGGATGCGTACCATCTTTCATCATATCGTTATCTACAGCATCCATCTGACTTTGCGTTTTATTTGCAAAGTATTCAGCTCTCTCCTGTACAGTTTCGATAGGAATTCTACATAGTATTAATCCGCCTACTCCTATAACGCCTTCAAATTTACCTTCATCAATTGTTGGCGACTCGAAGTCAGGATATTCGTCTGCTTTCACAGGCTCCCATCCTTCTCTCATTTTAGCCATAACGTTCTTACGATCGTCTTGGCCTCTGATTTCTAGTCTTACCCAACGATGAATGTAGCCTTCGGGCGGGTTAGGTGCATCTAAAGCAGATGGAGGTGCCCATGGTTTTCTCGTGGCTTGTTTTTCCCGAGTCTGGGCTTCGCGTGGTTGACGATTTTCGTCTATTTTTTTATTGTTGTCAGTCATTTAAGTTGCTCCACGTTATTCAACATATTTCGCGTACTCTTCTAAAGGCACACCCAATTTATTTGCTATTGCAACCTGTGAAGGTGTGAGTCTCACAGTTTTGCGCCCTGGTTTTGCACTTCGCTTTGCGGGTGCAACCGTCTGAGCGGGTTGGCTCGTTTGAGTTTCTTCTTCGTTAAACTTATGAGGAAACTCTTTTCGAATCCTATTATTGATCTCATCATAGTATTCATCGCTTGCGGGGTCAAACCCTTCCGACAATAAATCTTCGTGAAAAGCAAAAGAGGTCATAGTCATAGCTTTATCGTTTCCGAACCAAGGATTCTCTTCTGCCCATGCTTGAGCTTTAGGATCTGGTTCAGAATACTCTTGAGGCTGTGGTTCTGGTGCTCTTGGTACTTCCTGTGTTGCCTGTTGTGTTTGCTCTGCTTTTGCAGTGCGCTCTTGATTTAAAGCTTGTACACGTTGAGCTTCAACAGCAAGAGCTGCTAGTTTTTGTTGTGCGTTAGTTTGCGCTTCGATGTCTGCTTCTTCGTTTGCTTTTCTTAAAAGATTTTTTGTTGCTTCGGTTTCAGCTGAAATCCTGTTGGCCTCAGCTACGATGTAGTTACTATCTAAATTAGTTTTTTGTTGCGTTAGTGTTTCGTTTTCTTGTTTTACTTTTTCTGCAAATTGCGTTGCTGCTTGCTCTCTTCGTTCGGCTTCTCTTAATTTAGCAGTAAGCTTATCAATACGTTTCTTTACACTTTTACTGTATTCCTCGTGTTCATCAGCTTTTGCTTCTTCGGGTTCAGGCTCTGGTATTACTTCCGCAGCTCCTTCATCGCCTAGTACAGGTTTTTCTGGTTGTTGCGGATCAATAGGTAAAGCTTCACCTTCGTCTATGTCAACATCTACCTCGGGACCAGTATCATCTAACTGTACTGTTTCTTCGGCAGCGTTCATATTTAGTTTATGCTCAGGCATGGTAATCCTCCA